CGTTTGGCTTATACGCAAACGTGGTCTACCGTTAGTCATAACGATAGATACACGGCATATAACAACCTGCGAACCTTCGGTCATTTGCTGCTCGAAGACTATATTCCCGCCGGAGTCTAGAGGCAACGCGATATTGGCTAGGGCTGTTAAAGGCCTTAGCACAGTAACGAGTGGCTTATCGAAACTCTGTTGGGGTTGTGACTTTTTCTTTGTCATAATCTCTTCGCTAATGGTGTAAAGTTCGTTTGATAGGATCATGTCGAGTGTGTGCATGCTCTAGGAAAGATACCATCTTTATGGATCTTGATAAGAGCCTAGATGAATTAGAAATCATCGCTGCACTTCTTCATGACGTCTCAAACGCTCATGGATTGGTGTTCAACATCCGTGCCTCGAAGCTAACCTTCAATAAGGTCGCTAAGAGAACACGAGCTGAAGGGATTAGTTTTCTCACGAAAACTATGCCCAATCTGGGCAAGGCCTTTAGTAAGGCTCTTGCAGGAAATGCCCCATTAAACTCTGCTGAGTTAGGTTTCAAACCCCAACCCGGTAGTAAGCTTCCCATCTTTTTGGGTGAGCTTTTTAATGAAGTACTCCGACCAGACGGGCGCCCCCTTGAGCATCCGTGTGCTCAATGCGTTAAGGCAATAAGGAACGTGTTGTATTGTTTTTATAAATACAAACTCCCTTATTCAGATGAACAAGAACAAGCAGTCATCTCTCAGTTTGAGAAAACTGAGGAAGACCTCAAGACCCTGTCACCACACCTTCAAGCAATTGAAGCAAGTGTTGATAATAGCACTTCCGTTTATCGTAGCCGCTTTAAAACGGCTTCTCAAATAGAAGTTGCTCGCGAAGCTAAACGCCTCCTCGCGGAGGTATTTAGCTTATTTGATCCGAAGAACATTGCCCCAAAACACGGCCCGGGAGCTGTTGCTACTAAGCAAAAGCTTCACGAGAAGTATTTGTGGACTAATGTTTCGGCGAAGATCGCCTCAGTGTATCCAGTTGACGAGTTTTATTTCGTTAACCTTGGACACTTATGCGACCGGCTTGATGCGTTTCATCGTATCACCGATTGCGACCTTCCGGCCCGGGTAATACTGGTCCCGAAGGACTCACGCGGGCCGCGACTAATCAGTGCTGAACCAGTGGACTTCCAATGGATTCAGCAAGGGTTACAAGCGGCCATCGTCAAGCTAGTGGAGTCACATCCCCTTACCAAAGGGAATGTATTCTTCACAGATCAATGCCCGAACCGTTTGGGAGCCCTGGTGGGCTCTCGCGCGGGTAGGTATTCGACCTTAGACCTCAACGAGGCCTCAGATCGAGTAAGCGTTGATCTTGTTCGCTTACTATTCCCCAAAGAGGTCTTTACCTTCTTGGAGAGTTGTAGGACTTCATCTACGG